CCGCCAATACCGGGGTATCTAGCGTTAGCGGAGTTACTGCCGCCAAGACTAGATGCGGTTACTGTCTCTGGAACAGTGGACGGAACGTATCCGTTACCCCCACTCTTGTAATACTCGCTCATAGAAATAGGGTGTGAGCCAGTAAACTCCGTCTGAAGATCAGAAAGTGACAGGGTTCCAGAAGATGGCAGCGTCATTAGATCGATCCATATGCGGTTACATCGTCAACAGAAGTTATTGCGCCGTTGGAAGCTATTTTAGCCACTGCCGAGCCACCGTAGGAAAATACTAGATTGTTGTTTCCATCAACAGAAATTGTCCAACCGCTACCACCAGTCAGACTTAATGTGTTCCCAAAGCTAGAACCTGCACTAACAAACGAAAGCTGCCCGGAACCGTCAGTTTTCAATAGTTGACCTGCGGAGCCGTCCGCTTGTGGGTAGGACAATCCGTCAAGTATAACAGAGCCTGTACCATGCGGAGTAATCGCAATATCTCTATTACTTGCTGTGGTTACAATGCTGTGCGTAACAACATCAAGGTTGCCGCCAAGCTCGGGACTCGTGTCGTTAACCAGATCGGTAGTTGGTGTCAGGCTCTTGAAAACACCGGAGCCTCCACCACCGTCACCTGTCACAGCGGCTGATGCACCTGATGCAATTTCCACGCCGTTGGATGCAGAGTAAGTTACACCATTGTAAATAACACGACATGCAGAATCTGTATCGTTTCTGATAGTATAAAACTTTTCCTGATCTGTCGGGCTGACTCTTAGCTCAAAGGTTTGACTCGGAGATCCGCTAAGAACAAGGACAGTATTTGCGCCGTCGCTAGTAGATCCATCGTTAGTAACTAAAGAGTAGCTACTTCCGGTAATTGTTAACTGCGCCTGACCGTGAAGCGCCTGATCAATTATGTCGAAGTTGGTATTAGTCGTTGTGCCCCAAGTTCCTGCCTGTTCGCCGGAACCGGGTTTTTGAATACCAGTGTTTGAAGTATATGTACTGGGCATTTAAACCACCTTATTTGTCCACGTTTCTATTGTACCACCCGCGTTAATTTCTGTCCATGTCCCACCACTTGGGACAACTTGCACCCAGTTTTCTGACGGGGTGTCTGCATCTATACGCTCCCAATAGAACCTACCTTGGGCTGACACAACAAACACTGCATTAATTTGCAGTTCGTCCATGAGGATAACTTTGGTTCCAAGAGCAGACTGTATAAAGACAGACTCAATATCCAAGGGACGAGAGTTTATTATAAATGTAGGCGTGACGGACTGTATGAACTCTGCCGTCATTTCTTGCGAGGCGGAGTATAACACACTTGCCCCGGATGTCTGCGTAAAGATAGCGCTCTGCTCAGAGGCTGCACTTAAAGTCATAACGGAGTTTGTGCTTTGTATAAAGGCAGCTTCTTGTTCGGATATTGCTGAAGCCACAAACGTACCATTCGTAGTTTGCACCGCTTTAAAGTTCATGTCCGAAATAACTGTTCCAAAGCGGGTAAGTTCAGTGCCCTGAAGAAAGTGAGCAGAAGCCTCAAAAATACCCGCAAGCACACCTACGCCAATTGTAGCTTTAATGCCAATTGCAGACATCTCTTCGGAGCCGTTTGCCACAAACATAGGTGTGCCATCTACAGTAAAAATGGCATTAGCAGTTGCAGAACCAAAGGATAGAATACCTTGATCCGCGATAGCCCTTTCGGATAATGCCAACTCACCAAACATTAGGCAGCAATCTCCATCAAGGTCATTGATGATTGTGAATTGTTATTATTCCAGTTGATTGACAGAGCGCCATTTCCACTGTCCCCGTTAAGATAAACTTTATAAGTACGAGCAGTTCCTGCGGTTGTGGTGGTTGGGTCAAAGATAGCAAATAAAAGTTTAGGGCCAATCATTTCGTACCTAGTGTTAAAATAAAAATCTGACCTAGTACTAATTTGATTTGAAGTAGAATCTCTATACAGTATTGACTCATACCATTCAGCCCCGTTGTATTGATTTCCACACGAAACATTTGCCATAATGTATATTTTAGAGCCTGTTACCGTTGGTGTTATTGCTGTCGTAATGCCAGTGTATTCAGTCGAAGTTGAACCATTAATTGCTACGTTAGCACTATGTACTGTGTTTACAACTTGGAGTATATTACCCGCTGGCATATCAGCCGCAACAAGAGACAGCTTAGAAGACGGAACTGTAGTTCCTGTCCCCAAAAAGTTTGCAAGATTACGGGCGTTGCTCATCTTTTACTCCGGCTTAGTAGGCCACTTAACATCATCAAGGCTGGTAGCGCTCTTGGTAATGTCACGCAGTTCCTGACGGTATGCTTTACGCTCATCGCTCATTGTAAGGTCGCTGGATGCCCACCAGTCTATGGCTGCAAGGCGATTGTCGCGCTCTGCCCGTAGCAGCTTCATAGGCTCTGCCGCCTTTAGCTCGTCAGCCTTTGCTTTGACCGCTGACCAAGTTGTACCCCAGTCATCAGGGTTGCTGCTTTCAATAGCCGAACCATTGGAATCAGCGCCCGTAACCTTACGGAACATTTCGCCAAATTCAGCCTCTGTGGTTGGTTCACCTCTAAGCACCCATTCCTTGATGCCTAGTTCTGTGAGTGCTTCTGCTATACTCATTTTATTCTCCTTATTCCATTACCCTAGTAAATATGCATATTGCATTGTTTCGCTTGTGTCTTGATAGAACTGACCAGTGCCAGTTAAGGTTACTGTTATATAATCACCAACATCTAATTGTATAACTAAAGAAGCCGAAATAGGCATATAAGTAGAAGACGCAGCTTGTATGTATTGGTAACTAATAGTACTACCATTTTTTCTAATATATGGATAACAGCTTCCGCTTGCAGAGTTTATATAACATATACCTAATGCATACCCGTAAACATAACGCCCCGCTATAGGAGCGGTAAATCTCCCATTTGAGGTGTCGTAGCAAGAGCCAATATTATGGTCTATGTCGTTCACACATTTTAATGTAACGCCAGCAAGGTTAGTATAAGAAGCACCACCATGACCACGGGCTAAAAATGATGGTTGTACTGGCTTCGTGACACGACCAGCAGTATCAACAGTCAGCGCACTATTAGCGTTTGTAGGGTCTTGGATTTCGGAGACCTTTAAGATGCTAGTCATTGAGCAATCTCCATAAGTGTAAAAGTGCTACCCTCTTCAACCCCAAGTGTTGGATGCCCCGAACCCCCAGATGCTGATTTGTATTGTAATTTGTATGTGGTAGCTGACGTTGTTGATGGGCTGTCCAAATATGACATCCCTATCCTAAATAATTGCTGCCCAAAAACTGTCCCAGCGCTACGAGCATCTAAATACCAACCAGATTTTGCATGTAGAACTGTGCTTCCTCTAACAATTGCGTAATAAGGAATAGGAAAAGTAGAGCCATTGTTAGTGTAAGCCCCCAAATCAAACATCAATAAAATCTTGTTAGAAGCGCTTTTGGGCGTAACGGTTAATGTAGCACCAGTAATATCAACTAAAGATGTCTGTGAAGAAGAAGTCTGACTGGCTGACGTTACTGCTTGACTGACATGCACTACATGCCCCGGAATATTTACACCGTGACCGCTGGTCTTCTCAACAATGTCATCAACAAAGAGCTTACTCATTGTGCAATCTCCGTAAGGGTTAGCGAGTAAGAACTACCTGAGTGGACAAGTCTTACACTAGCACCATCCACTGATGTAAAATAAGGCTGAAAGGTTAACTGTGATGTACTTGTTGTTGTGTATTTTCCACCGAATGTTAATGGTGAATATCTATTGGTAGAACTAGCTTGAATACCAGCCATATAAAGCCCACCGCCCGACATTATAGCGTAGGAGCCACCAGCGATTAATTGATACATTTTTACTTGAATAGTCCCCGCTTCGCAATCACACAAAGGCACAACAAAATCAATGTGTATAATGTTTCCTGATGCTTTAGGAGTAATAGCTGCGGTAATGCCTGATGCCACCCAACTGGTGCTTGTAGTGTTTATAAATCCGCTATTAGCATTATAAGTTCTCACATGCTGTACTACATGCCCCGGAATCTGCACACCGCTACCGTTGGTAGCTTCAGCAATATTGTCTACATTTATTGTCGAAGCCATCTATGCCTCACAGTATTGTTAAGTTGCCGTTCACCGTAATCGTGGTTGACGAACCTATTGTTAAAGGACCAATCGCCAAGGCGTTCTTGGTTGACGCTATTGTTGTGTTCTCTGTTACGCTCTGACCGTTTGTACGAAACACAGCCGTATCAACCGTTGTGTTTGTTGTCTGGAACTGCGGCGCTGTTATCTCCCCAGCAAACGTACCCCCAGAAGCCTTGCTTACTGTATCAGTAACCGTGAATGCGCGATAGGCTCTAATGACTAGCTCATCGTTTAACGCCGCGCCTGTCCCTAGTGTTATTGTGTCTCCGCTACTAGCTGTAAAGTCCGAGCTATCCAGATGCACACCGTTTAGATAAACGTCTACGTCAGTCCCGCTGAACGCCAGTATAGCACCGTTGGCATCTGCGCCAGTAAACGCAGTCTGACTTGCTGTAGCCACATACTTGAATAGCTGCATGCCGTAGCTGGTTGGCTGGTCTACGGCGCGACCAAAGTAGCGCACAGTAATAACGTCACCATTGGCAGGGGCTGCGGAGAATGTAAGTGTGTTTGCCTGCGCTGTATAAGCTGCGCTAGACCCCGGTTCCTGAACCACGTTTCCTATGGTTACGACAATAGCCTCACCGCTCACAACGGATTGAGCCAAAGTGAAGGCAGTGGCGCTCCCTGTTCCAGTAAACTTCTGGAATGTTATGTCACCTACATTTGGGTCTATGCCTATATATGCCATTATATTTCCTACGCAGTAAATGTGCCAGATGAAGTAAACGTATGATAAGTATATCCACCAGATGAAGTAATTGTTCCACCACTTCCTCTTGTTGACCCCGGATAACGAATAATCACGACCCCGGAGCCACCAGCGCCACCAGCAGTTGCTTGATATGGGGTTGTGTTCCCACCAGCGCCTCCGCCGCCACCACCAGTGTTCGCTGTTCCAGCGGTTCCCGTAGTTCCACTACCAGTATTTGAAGCGCCACCAGCACCACCTCCACCAGAACCACCAGCGCCACCAGACGCATCACCAGAGGCTCTGCCTCCTCCGCCGCCTCCGCCACCAGCCCTAGCTGTGCCATCATACCACTTTACCCCTGCACCACCAGCACCGCCCGTATCACCACTTGCATTGCTACCAGCCCCTCCGGCTCCGCCGCCACCAGCCCCTCCTTGAGAAGCGCCGTTACCACCAGCATGTCCTTGACTAACTCCAACTATTCCTGCATCGGATGAAGTTTTAGGACCTGTTCCCGTACCGCCATTACCGTTCCAAGCTCCACCACCTCCAGAACCACCGTTTGATCCATTAGGAGTACTAAATCTTCCGCCATATCCACCACCGAGAGCAGTTGTACCTGCAAAAGTTGAATTGGCACCATTTGTTGCATCAGTTGCAGTATGGCTTGTTCCACCAGTGCCGCCAGCACCGACAGTTACAGTATATGCAGCACCGACATCAACACTAAAACCATCTACCATAGCATGACCACCAGCACCACCTCCCGCGCCAGCAGGTGTTTCGGATTGACCAGCACCACCTCCGCCGCCAGCTACTACTAAATAGTCTATACCATATTTAGGGATTGTAGATATGGGCATCTAATTACTCCGGCAAACTATTAGCCAATGCTTCTTCGTTTCGTTTTGCTGCTGTCTTAACAACGCCTAACTCAAAGGCTTGTGTCACTTGTGCTTCAGCGCCTGTTGCGATAGCAATATCATTCTCGTTACAATGAGCCACCAATGCAGCAATGATTTCTTCCTGACCAAGACGGGCGCGGTTATGAAGTGCATTGTCAGCCCAGACTTGAACGGATGCTGCGGCGTACTCCATGCATTTATTTTGTGTGTCTGTAAGAGCTACTGTAATATTGGGCATTTTTATATTCCTGTTAAAATTAATGAATTAAACATACGCCTATTTTATTGTATGCTCCAGTGTAAGCGTTTGCGTAGGAGCTATGTGAGGAGAACCGCAAGGTGTCATTTGCAGCGCAACTAACAATCGCCGATGAAGAAGTGGTATGCTCACCAGCAACTTGATTATAATCTTGTATCCATCCGCCAAAACCGACGTTGTTTTTATTAAACCTCCAAAGGTGGTAGTTTGAAGAGCTATCGTGATACATCGTTGCGTATATCAGATAACGACCCGCAATCGGACAAGTCCAAGTTCCAGTTGTGTTATTCCAGTGACTACCAATATTGTGGTCTATTGTGCCAAAACCTTTCCAGTAATAGCTGCCATCATAACTCCAACTGCCTTCAGCCATAAAGGATGGTTGTTTAGCCATTGTCACATTACCATCGCCATCTGCCAAAATTGCTGAAACACCAGCGCCAGATAATAAATCTAATTTTCCTCCAGAAACTGCTGTTCCTACATTCATTTTATTAATGTTTTGACGATAGAAAATAGTAGCACCACCAACGTCTGTGTTTGTTGATGGGCTAGTAAATCTAATACGAGCAGATTGGTCGTCAGGCGTTATAATTGTAATTCCACCCTCTGCACTGTTTTCAACAACTAAATCATCTGCTTGTGTAGAGGCTGTTACTGTTCCAGCAGAGGCAGTATGAACATGGAGAGTTCCTTCTGTTCTCGCATTTCCTATACCTACATTATCCGTAAAAGTACCAGTGGTAGCAGCAAGCGGCTGACCAGAAGGATGCTCTAGTCTTGTTGTTGGCTCTGCCAGACCCCGGTAGACAACGTATATATTGTTTGTCCCAGAGGCTGGGGCTGCATCAAATGTTAGTGTGGTTCCTGTGGCAGTGTATGACTTTCCAGAACCCGGCTCTTGAGGTACGTTGTTCACAAACACGTTCAGGTCTTCAGCCACATTAACCGGGCGGTTTAATGTAAAGGCCGTAGTAGAACCGTTCCCACTAAAATACTGGCTAGTAGGAGTTGCTAGTTTTTGTGATGGTGGTGGCCCAAGATATGCCATTAATCTGCATCCTCTATTGTTAGAGAGCCAGCCGCTACTTGTTTTTGTATTTCTGCGTAGTCACTATTTTCCTCATCCATAGGAACCCACGATTCAACCCCATTTATTTCAACTACAACAGCAGTATTTTTATTATCTGGATTGTCTAGTGGAGCCTTATGGTATTTTGCATTTTTAAATATCATAGTTCAGAATTTCCCCTAATGTTCACAACAGAGTTAAAATTAGCCGGACTTTTGTAGACGTACCCGCCTGATTTATACACACCATTAAAACCAAGACCTCCAGTGTTAGTATCTGCTGTTACAGTTGGAACGGCTCGTTTTTCTTCTGTCCAAAAATAATTTCCTAATGCTGCGGTAGTGTAATCAGTCGGATATATACTACCCTCTAGTAATTCATAGTAGCGTTTACACTTGCGTAGCGTGGTTGCGTAGTCCTCATGCTCAAAGGGTGTAGCCACATCTCCGATTTCAAGCTGCACTTGTGCCAAATAAAAGTTATTGCTTGTGCTATCCATCCAGTTTACTTGATTGGATGTAGAATAATGCGCTGTATTAGAAGACCAAGTAGCATTTGTACCATTTCCATTTGAACCAAACGCAAGATTGAACGCAAGTTGAAACCCTAATTGATTGTTATTAACAAATGCCCCTCCTGATGCTGTAATAAATGATGTGCTACCAGCAGTTGGAGTTATTGTAATTGTTTTCTTTTCCCAAGTGTTTGCCGATGAAATTGTGTACTCATTAGGAATTATATATCCTGTGTTATACGCTTTATATAAAGCTACTGTGTACGTTCCAGTTTTGTTAGACTTAACCCAAAACGAGAGCGTTATTGTTTTTGCGGATGATGTTCCATATTGTAGCGGTTGAAGATTTTGCGCCTCTATATTTTGGTAAATAACAGCATACTGACCAGCCGCAATGCTCGTATCAGCCGTAGTGCATTTAGCAAGAAACGAATAACCTGTTCCTGTCGGTGTATCAGTTGATTGTTCAGAAGTAACCGCACCGTCATTACTCAATAACCAACCCCACCTATCAACCGTATTTACCGTATTATTTACACCGGCTGTGGCTGCGGTGGCTCTTTGCCAAACCTGCATATCGCCATTGATGATGAGATTTCTGCTAGACAGAACTTGGTCAGTCACCTTCGGTACAGTGACTGCTTCGCTTGCAATCTGATTAGTGTCAATAGTGCCAAGTGCCATTAGGTGATCTCCAGTACACTCAGAACCGCGTCACAGCAGTTAGCCTGTGATCCATAAACTTTTAATATGTCAGTGGCGTTCATAACAATTTTCTGAGGTCCTCCGACTGCCACCAGAGACGATCCAACAGGCACAATTGCATCTTTAACCACATGAGTAATAGTGCTTCCACCGTCCAGTAGCTCGACTGTAACCGTAATTGAGACTGTCAATATGTTAGCGATGTTAAGGCCAATGATTGTCGTCTCTGTAGAACTTGGACAAGTGTACAAGGTAGCTTTAGACGTTGACGTATCAATGTTTTGCGCCGTGAATGTTTTAAATGCGTTTGCCATTTCCCTATCCTAACGCTATCGCAAATGCCAGCGAGTTATCTGTAAAGTTAACAGGACTGCCAGTTGCATCATTAAATATCATCTTTTGTGCTGGCAACGTACAAAATATTGTTCTAGTACCAGACGACCAATTAACGGCATTATCTGAATTGCTAGACTGCAATATGGTGGTACGAGCAAGAGTCGTCCCAGATAAAGTAAAAGTCCCAATTCCTGTCTCAAAGTCAGTGCCGTCAGTGCAAGTGTAATAGGTCGTATTACCGTCACCCACTTGACTAAAAGCTTCAAAACCAGTCAAAGCACCAGCTAATGTATATGTGCCAGTGCCCGTAGTTGTGGTCGTCTCTTTGACGCGATCTTTAAGTACAAGAGGCATTACTTCAACTCGATTGCTAAGTTCCCTGCGTTAATACGGAATATATCTCCAACCGCTATTGTCTTACTTGCGTCCAAGGTTCCAACAAACAGTATGTTGGAACCGTCAAAGGTCAATAGTACATTGTCTGAGATTGACACAGCAGTATCCAGAACAATACTGGTCTGGCTGTTTACTGTAGCTACGCGCACGACACCACTGATCCCGGTCCCGGTAACAACATCGCCTACAACGATTGTTCCGTTAT